TGGCACAAGGCCGAGGTCGATATTTCGGAGAACCCCCAAAGAACGCCTATCGGATATCCTGAGTTGGATATAAAAAATCCGCGATGACGTAAGTCATTGCGGAGCCAGACGCTCCTCTACACTAACGGGCCGCCAAGCCCGCGTCGCACCGTTGCGGTGTCGACACAGGAAGCATACCCGAAACAGAGGCGCGTTGTCAAAAAGCAAAGCCCCGAAGGCTTTCGCCGACGGGGCTGAAATGTCGCTACGGTCGATTGCAATCTCGGTTCCGTAGAGGCCAGCTCAGTTACGAGACTGGACTTAGAGCCAGGCAAGCCTTGTGGCTAGTTGCTGGAATAGCTTCACTTTAAAAGGGTGGAACCTCAAAGTCAAGCGAATCTGTTGCGTTTTCGCACATGACCGTTGTTTTTCGAACGATGCGTTCCTCAATGAGAACCTTGGGCGTTCCTTCTGCCGGTGAGGCTTTCAGTAGGTCTGCTCTTCCGAGACCGTACATCACGCACTTCCAAACCAACTTCATTTCTTCTGGTGAAACAAAAGGGTAAACATACTGCCGCTTGCCGTTTACCTTGCCCGTGTAGAAAAGGTCTAGACGTGAAAAAGAGACCGTGTACAGCATATCGCCCTTGATCCAGCATTCTGGATTGTCAAAAGGCTTTGGGAGGTTTACGTGCAAGCGAGCGTTCCATCCCTGCACTGGGTCAGGCGCAGTTGTGCTCAAAGGCACGACCGTGCAAACTGTCCCGACTCGACGTCTCGGCGTAAGGTTGATGACAGGCCGTCTTTTCGTGATCTCGGGTTGCGAAAAACCGTTGAAATCACAAATAAGGATCTGGCCTACGTCGGGGTGAATCTTGATGGTCATAAGGCAAGTCGGTTGGAAGATGTCCTAATGATAAACCGAGGGATGATTCCCTCGTCAAGATCTCGATTGATTTGTTGGAAAACTGATTCAAGCGTCCTCTTCGAAGCCGCTTGAATCGGCTTTCGGTTGGTTAAAAAAGCCCCCGGCTTTCGCCGAGGGCTTGCGTTTACATGTAGTCGTAGGCTTTCCTCCACATGGGCAACGGAGGCCCGTCGTAGCACACTGAATAGGCAATGCGACGGGCAGTGCGACGAGTAAAGGTTCGTTTCCTACGATCAAAAGGGGTTGTCGTCAAGCGGAGCGTCGTCGTAGGGGTGCGCAACCGGAGCCGACGACGTGACGGGCTTGGCTTCTTTGTCCTTGAGGTTCTTGAACTTAGCCTCGACTGCCTTGGCCTCGAGGTTGTTCAGGACTTCCTTCGCGTTCTGCCCGGTAACCTGATGGAACGGCGTGATGATGTTCATCTGGTAGGTCGTCTTGATCTGGCCTTCGTGCTCATACTCGCGGTTCTCGCGCTGGAGGAGCAGGCCGATGGTCTGGCCCTCGAGTGCGCCGATGCGATAGCCAGGCCGCTTCGTGCCGTCGCGGTTAAAGACCTGCGCTTGCGTAGCCTCAACCTTATCGAGCTTGAGCACGGCAAGCAGCGCGTCCATGATGTCGGCCCCGAAGGTGCGGTCGCCGTTGCGAGAGGAGACGAAGAGGCGGATAAAGGCCATCTTCTCGCCGCGCTCTTCGGCGGTCTCTCCGCACTCGGTCCAACGGAGCGCCTTGAATGCGAACTCAACGTAAGTCGCGCCCGCCTTGCTTTCGGCCACTTCGACCTGTGTGAGGGTGCCGACGTACTTGCCGGACTTGTCGATGCCGTTGAAGCCGGCAACTTTTTCCGCGGACTTGCGGTTCATGGTGAAGGTAGTGATCATTCTTCGTTTTCCTTGTTGTTAGTAATTCCGTAATACTCTTTGATAATTTCGTCGATAGCAGCTAGGTCGTTATCTATTTCAGCGGCCTCAAACATTCCGACAGGTGCTTTGACCGTATCGTGTCCGTCGTTTCTGGTACTGAAATAAAACCGTCCTGCGGCAGGATCGACTTGCGCTCGTAGCACTGTTGTGAAGAACCCCTCAAGCACCACGACGCTGTCCAGCATCTTTCCGATGGTCTTAAGGTGGACGCGTCCGAAGTCGTCGGTAGTCGTGTGGCCAAGGATGTAGACGCGTTTGTTGTTCGCCAGCTCAGACGCGGCACGTACCACGTCGTATCCAACTCCTGCGAGTTCTGAGAATTTCTCGTAGGACTTTTCAGAACGGCGGTTCATGTAGAGACTGAGGAGGATGTATTGAAAGTCGTCAATCACGACAACTTCAAACGGGCTCGCGTGCATGCAATTGATGATTGCCTGCGGGTTCGAGCAGACGAGGATGTTGTTCCCATCGCCCTTCTGCTTGATCTCCTTCCACCCAGTGGAGCGGAAGGGGAGCGGCTTGCGCACCGGCTGGATCAAAAGTGTGTTTTTGGGGTCGAGGTTTCGAAGTGAACAGGTCTTGCCTGTTCCGCTCTCTCCAAGTACCAGGGTCGCGTAGCTCATTGCGTTTCCTTAGAAAGGGATTTCGCCGTCGTCGCCGATGGCGTAGAAGTCTTCGAGCGACTTGTCGTAGATCGGCTCGGGACGCTTTGCACGTTCGCCGAACCACTGGGCTCGCTCGAACTCGTCGCGGCTGGCGAACTCTGGGTACGGATCGGCGGGATCGTCTTCAGGCTCGGGCATCGGAAGCTCGAGCGGCTCAAGTGAAGTGATCGTCATGCTTACTCCTCCATCTTGTGGCACTCGTCGTACTCGAGTTCGAGCAGCTCGTCATAGAGCATTGAGGTCGCATGCTCAAGGGCTCGGTCGAGCTCCGAGCTGAGCGTGAGCGTCGCCTTGAGAGACGACTCGAAGTCGTCCACGTAGCGCGTCTCCATTAGCGCGTAGAGCGCTTTGATTCGCGCGTCGGGGTTTAGCCAGTAGGCAGGAAGCACGCGGTCGTAGTTGCTAAGGACGAACGTTCTGGCGTTGTCCATCGTTGCCTTGATGCCCTTTTCGTGCAGCTCAAGCGCGAAGTCTTTGAAAGTGTCCATTTATCTCTCCCAGTGTCCAGTAATGAGCGCTCCGGCGACGATCGCCAGAGCGCCGAAGAAGGTGATGAGCGTCCAGACGCGCCCGGGGCGCTCGCACGAAAAAGGCTCGACGTTCTGCCGAGCCTGCTTTGCTGCGCGCCGCTGCTCGAGCGGTCGCTTTCGAGTAATTCGTTTCATGTCGAAGTCCTGTGGAATGTGGTCGATGATGCGGACCGGATCGGAGAAGCTCACTCGCTGTCCTCCTCTTCGTCCTCGTTCTCGTCCTCGTCCTCGTCTTCGTCTTCGTCTTCGTCCTCTTCGTCTTCGGGGTCGGGGCCGAACCACTTCTCGTAGTCGTCGGGGCCGCATCCGTCGGGGTAGTTCCAAGCCATATCGTTCTCCTTAATCGAAAATCCAGTGGCAGAGGGTGGCAGCCGCCATCGCTGGCAGGATCACCAGGCCGAAGAACCCGATCAGTCCTTCGAGGCCCTCGATGAAGTACCCGAGTACGCCAGAGCGGACTGGCTCCGTGCCGTCCGTGCCGAAGTAGGTGCGACGTGCGAGACCGTCGAGGTAAGTAATAAAGCGCTTCATGACGCCTCCGAAAAATGAAAAAAGGCATTCAGATGCCGCCCTAGGAGATGCCACGCCGCAGTGGCCGGCGGCACGTGAATGCCTTCTGATGAAAGTGGGGTGAGGGAGCCGGGGTGAACGCAAAAGCCTCTCGTCTGCAGATGCCCCGGCTTTGGGATCTGGCCTAGTGAGCCGCCAGATCGGCACATATCTGCGTCATGCCGTTTGCCCTCAAAGTCGTCAAGGAAGTGCCTCTATGAAGCACTGGATGTTCTTCGCGACCGCCTCGTACTTGTCAGGCGTGCGCACTTTCGACAGTACATAGGGGTCTGTGACCATGTAGAAGCTGAGCGCAGCGGCGAACGCTCTGCAATCAACGCTGAGCCGGCAGATGTCTTCGGCGGTCGGATTCTTGATGCCGAGCCCGAGGAAGTACCCGGCGGCGAAGGTCTCGAAGTCTTTGATCTTTTGCATGTTGATCTCTTGGTTTTGGAAGCTGGTTCAAGCGCACTCAGGTATTAGGTTTTGTCTAATGACTGAAGGCGCTTGAATCGGCTCCCTCCTTTGGTTGTAAGCTAAAGACGTCGGGACCCAGCAGTTTCGACGTTGTTTAACCAACTCCCAAAGGAGGGAATATGGAGCTATATGAAGTTCAGCGATTGGTGCAAAGGGTCTCCGATTTAGAAAGCCGCGTTGAGGCGCTTGAGGAAGCCCAAATCAACCCGTACAACATCGTGTCGTTTACGGCCGTTGCTGTAGCCGGACAAATGAACCTCAAGCCGATTCAGATGGATCCGGTGAACTGCGGTCTAGTATCTTTCGCAGGAGAGTTCGCTTACCGTCAAGACGTTGAGGTTCTTCAACTTCTAGCCAAGCGACATAAGCTTCTCTAAGAATCCTCTGGCCACTGGAAGTTCGGCAGCGTTCAAGCGCTTCACGCATCCAGTGGTCAGCGTTTCCGTTTTCTCTAAAAAGCTCTTCTGTTACTACTTCAAGAACCAACTCTTCGAGTAGCTCGTCGTCTGTACGTTCTGTCATGCAGTTCTCCTTTCGAAAACCCACCTAAGCCCTCTCTGTGGAAAGGGCTTAGATCGGCTTTCGATCAGGTCGCGGCTGCGCATCGTCTGCGCTCAGGCCGCTCGGTGCATCGCACTCTGCTTCGTTTCAGCTGATCCTGATCTAGCTCGTGGGGCGAGCATCCGTCGCTTTCAGGTGGTCCCCAACCCAACCGCACTGGAAGATACCCTCCAGCCGTCCGCGCACTTTTCATACACGACCTTTGCGACTACCGTTCTGAGCTGTACTGCGCGTCGCTAGACCCTTCTAGCCAAAGCTACAGCCGCTTCTCAGGCGGTCCCCGACACAGCTAAGTGCCGAGATTCGATGCCCTTCCCATCGATGCCTTGCCTTGTGGCTAGGGTGATAGAAACCCAAAATGGTGGATCTCTGTGTACAGGTATTAAACCATAACGGGTTATGTTTGTCAACCATTTTCTAACCCAACTTGGTTTGTTCTTGATCAAAGGACGCAAAAAAAGCCCGTCATGACGACGGGCCTAGGCTTGTGGGTGTTTTGTGTATTAGAGCGACGAACCGTTATAGACGTAAACGATGCGTCCGATGACTGTTGTCTGCTCAAGCGTCGCCTTGTCGATGACTTGCGGTTGGTAACGCGGGTTGTCCGAAAGCATCAATATCGAGCCATCCAGATTGCGCTGGAGACGCTTGATGAACAATTGACCATCAGCCATTAGGCAGAAGATACCGTCTGTCATTATGCGGGTTTGAGAGGTATCTACGACGCAAAAGGCTCGGTCGCAAATGGTGGGCTCCATTGAGTCGCCATGTGCGTTGACGACGTGCAGACCGTTAGGCGAAACGACGCCCGGCAAGGTTCGCAGAAAGTCTGGAGCCATGTCAATCCCGCCGACAATCGAGATGAGCCCGGCCTCGGTCCCGTATCCACACGAAGCTTCTACGTTAAGCAATGGGATGGAGAACCATCCGTCTCGCTCCGACTCTCGTCCTATCTCAGAGATACGAACAAAATCGCTGTCTTGCTGGTGATCCAAAACGCCTGGCTCCAGTCCCAGCTTAGCTTCTAACTCTCGCGCGATTCTTGAGCCAAAACTCTTTGACCCAGTAAGCATTCCGCCGATTTGCTGAGGGGTTTTGCCGACGGCTTCAGCAAACGCTACTTGGGACGGGTAGCTAGAGACAATCCGTTTTAGATTGTGTCGTCGAGTACAGGTTATGTCCCGCATAATGGATCCTCCCAGTTGTGGTGTAACTCCGATTATCAACCATTAGAAGTTACGGGGCAAACTGCGAACTTAGGAGGGCAAGTAGCGCGAGATAACCCAACACAGTTTATTAAATGGTGTACACTTACGGGTAGATAAACCAAATTGAGGGATTCTTCAATGCTACCCCGTGCAAATGCATATCTGCGCTCGCTGCGAAAGGTTGAGCGCGTCGCACTGGCTGATCGGTGCGGCATCAAGCTCACGTCGTTGAATAACGTGATCTATGGCAAGCGGCTTTCCGTTGCCCTTGCTTGTCGAATCGAAAGAGAGACGGGAGGTGCTGTAACGCGTCGCGAACTCCTCCCGGACATTGATTGGGATTTAATTTCCGGCACTTCCCTAGACCGCGCACTGACTGAAAGCCGCTGAGGGGAATCATGAGTTACGAGGCTATGCATAAAGTCCGCGCATCGGGTTTGACCGATCGCACTCAGGTCGATGTGCTGGAAGCCCTCGCCTTCTTTCATAACGGAAAGACGGGGGCCTGCTTCCCGTCGACAGAAGCTATAGCGCGGATCTCTCGCGTCAACGATCGTACTGTTCGCTTGACCCTTAAGGTGCTACATGACCTTGGGTTTATCTCTTCCGTACAGATGCCCGGGCAAAAGCGCTATTTCACCTTGCACCTTGACAGACTGCCAACTTCAGAAGCCCAGCAAGAACCTGCACCCCTGCAAGAAATTACAGGGGGTGAAGAACCTGCACCCCTGCAAGAAATTACAGGGGAGGGGTGCAAAAAATTACAGGGGACCCCTGCAAAAACCTACAGGGGACCCCTGCAAAAACTTACACCCGAACAAGGAATTAACAAGGAATCTAACAAGGAAGAGAAACAAGGTAGCTTGCCCGCGCAAGCGCTGTGGGAAACCGATCTTTTTGACAACACCGTCAAAAAGATCGAAAAGCCAAAACGGCAAGCAACGGACAGGGGATCGCGACTCTCAATCACAGAACTCCCTGACGACTGGAAGGCTTTCGCCGAACAGGAAGAACCTGACCTTGATCCTAAGCGTCTCTTTGAAAACTTCAAGGATTACTGGAACGGACTCTCTGGAGCTAAGGCAATCAAAAAGGACTGGAAGGGCACTTGGAGAAACTTCGTCCGTAGCTTCCATAACGCCGAAGACTGGAAACGTCGACCGATGCTCAAACGTGCACCTACTCACTCACCTTCTCGACCCGGTCAGTTCGTCGAGAAAAAACAATCCGAACGTGACTACTTTGACTGGTAAACAATGACTACTGACATCACCACAAAACTCAAGACGGCCTTTGCCGCCCCCGCTTCGAAGGAGGTTACGTTCGAATGCCAGATTCACGGCGTCCAGACGTACACCACCTATCAGCGTCGCGACGGCTCTTGGGCTGAGCCGTACTGTCCGGAATGTCGACGAATTGAGAAGGAGCGCAACACGCTGCTTGCAGAGATGCAGGCGGACGCGAAAGAGCGCGCCGTTGGATTGACTCGTGCGCTTCACTGCGAAAGGCCTCTTGACTTCGACGTGCCTTGCTTCGCCAACTATCAACCTGAGACGCAGGAAGAAGAGCGCAACCTGTCCATCTGCCGCCGCTTTGCCGAGCGGTTCACGGAACGTGAGCTTGAGCGAGAGAGGGCGCATAACGCACAGGAACCGGATTGGCGCTCTAAAAACTCCATGGGTCTTCTGCTCTTCGGCAACTATGGCACGGGCAAGACGCACCTCGCCTACTCGATCCTGAAAGAGCTCGATCGTCAGGGGCTGCCTGGGTACTACATCACAATCCCCGACCTCTTCGACCGCATCTCCGACCGCGTCAATCGCATTGACGTGGCTGACGTGCTCGGAAAGCTTTGCATGGTCTCTTGCCTTGTCCTCGATGAGATCGGTGTCCAGTCTGGCGACGCCGACGAGAAGAAGCGTCTCTACCAGATCATTGATGGCCGTATCAAGAACGGTCGCCCGACCATTCTCGTCACGAACCTCGATCGCTCTGAGTTAGTAAACCTTTTGACCGAGCGCGTGGTTTCTCGCGTCGTCCAGTCGTCTTACAAGCTTTTCTTTACTGGACGGTGCAGGCGTGAATCCGTCCGTCGCTCTGCTGAGGAGGTTTTCTGATGATTCTTGATGAGTTCACCGGTCGCAACTGCAAGCGCACCGAATACATCGACGCCCGCGGACGGCACTGGATCGTGCGCACGGACCCGGTCTTCGTTGAACGCAAGCTCGACCGATACGAGACGACGCTGCTACTTCACCTCGAGCACTGCAACGTCCCACATCGCCGCGCCACCAGCGCAACGAAAGAACGCGCATACCTCAAGCACGATGGATTTGTCGCACGGCTCCAGAGAGCCGAAGCAGATCAACTTAACAAAGCCATCTATCCATAAGGAGAAACAAATGAAACGACAAGACTTCGAGCGCTTTTTGAATGAACGTGCGCACGGCGTGACTTGTGCCGTCTGTGGCCGTCAGGACTGGATGATGAATGTGAACGAAGAAAACGAAAACATCCTCATCATGTGCAGTCACTGCGGCCACGTCGTCTCGTTTAATCGTAGCTACGTGAAGTCGTTGCTAGGTGAGACCGAAGTAGAAGACCTTGGCGGCGATAGCTCCGATAACGACGGTGGCAATGCCAGCGATGAATCTGAACATAGTCAGACCGACCTTCCCGTCGAGACGAGTGTTAAAGCTGTCAAGCCTCTTATCAAGGCCGCTGAACCTTTTGTCGATCCTCTCGTTGAAACTGTTGAACCGGTTGTCGATCTTCCCGTCGAGACCGTTGAGCCGCCCCACGAGGTCAGTCGAGTTGCTGTCGATTCTGGCATTGAGAGTGGCACTCAGGTCAGAGAGCGACCTGTTGATTCTGGCCTCGGAATTGTCGATCGCTTGAGTAAGGCGGTTTTCGATTTGATCGCTGTGGTCAAGACAAAGCTTTACCCACTGTGAATCGTCAGTTTTTGCCATGAATTTGTTCCTCAATAAACGATCGATCAAAGAACTCGAGATGCCCGCAGTGGTTGCAACGAAGAAGAATGCAGGAACACAGAATTTCAATCGGTTGTTCCTCGCCTTCATCGTCTTTTGGGGGAGTGCCTCCCATCTCAATGATGAGTTCGCGCAAGACCTGTTTGAACCTTTCTTCAAGGCCGCCGTCGACGAGGTTTGTTGCGGCTACGGTTCCGTTTTCGGTTTTCACATACCAGTCAGAGGAATCGCAAACGGGACACCGCATGCCGTTCGCACGTTCGTTTAGGAACTTCGTTAATTCGTCAATTGTCAATTTCAATTTCTCCGTGAGTTGGTTGATGGTTTGTCTGGGGAGACACCGTCAATCATCTCACGGGGAATCTCAAAACTAAACAGGAAGAAACGATGAGTGAACTCAAAGATGAAGATTTTCAGCCGGTCGAAATCAAGGGCAAGGAAAACCTCCCAGCTATCGGCCAACGATGCCTTTTCATCCTGCGCTCTTGGAAGGACAAGCCCGTTTGCGCCAACTTCCGCGTTTACGGGTACCGCGATGACAAGCGCACCATCTACATCCCGCTCCACAAAACCAAGCTGAACATTCTCTGCGTCAAGAGCTGGCACGTTGAGCCGGGCGCACCTTTCTACGACGGCAACCTCTAAGGACCACACATGAACCTCTTTACTCCAACCGAAGAAACCAAGGTCAAACACCTGCTCTCCACGCTCGATGACGCGGAAACGCAAATCTGCATCCTGGCTAACAACCAGCGAGGCCGCCACAACTGGGAACGTACAGACGCTCGCAAGAGCGTCGTCACTCTCCTCAAGTCCATTCGCAAGCAGGCAGACTCGCTCATCAGGCACATGGACAAGTCCGATAAGGAAAGGCTGAACGTATGAACAAAAGGGTTCTCGCACTCGGACGAATGAAGTCCGGTCAGATGAACCGCACGGAGGCGGCTTATGCAACCACGCTAGAAGCCGCCAGAAACGCGCAGGAGATCGTCTGGTATGCCTTTGAGGGTGTCACCCTTAAGCTCGCTGACGGATGCCGCTATACGCCTGATTTCGCCGTTCTACGGGCTGATGGAGTTATGGAGATGCACGAGGTCAAAGGATTCTGGACCGACGACGCCCGTGTGAAAGTCAAGGTGGCGGCCGAGAAGTTCCCGTTCGTTTTCAAGGCCGTCTACAAGCAACCAAAGAAAGACGGCGGCGGCTGGAGGATTGAGGAGTTCTAATGATCACGAAAGAGCAAGAACAACGACTTCGCAACTGGGCACGAGCAAACCGCGAATGCCCGAAGGCCAAGAAAGGAGCTACGCAAGTATTCTGTGAGTCCCTTCGGTACTACTACGATCGACAGCCGGAAGAGGGTGAAGAGCTTCCAGTAACGCGCCCGCTCCCGGCTACTCGAGGCATAGATCTGGCTGATGCCGATCTACTGGATGCGGCGTACCGTGATGAGCGCATGACCTCTGTAAACCGAGATCTCCTACGGCTCTACTACTGTTGCTTCACATCTCCAAGCGTGATCGAACTGAAGCTCTCCCTTGGGCAGAAAACTTTCCTGATGCACAAGGAAAGAGCGGCGGCAAAGTTGTTCGAAATTGTTGACACCCTTGAGGAAAAGGTGGTAAAATGAAAAGGTATTGATAGAGCAGTTGGCTCTCGGTTTGACTCCGCAGCTCCCGAATGGGAGCGTCGGCATGCCCAGAAGAAACGAACCCGCAAGCATTAGCAAGCGTTTCAGAGCTGATGCCCGCTTGAGTTAAGATGTAATTGAGCCCGTGGTGAAGAACTGCGGGCTTTTTTCGTTTACAACACCGCGCACGCCTCTCAACGATGCGCAACCCGCGCGGTTACCTTTTCGCTACCTTAGGGCAGTTTGCTCCGAGGCCAGGGCGGAGGAATCCTCGCCCTCTCTAATTACTTGGGTTACCTATGAAGAAAGCTATTGTGGCGGCCATTGCGGTCGCCTTTTTCGTTTCTACAGCTGCGGAAGCACGAGGTGGTCGAGGCTTTAGCGGCGGTCGATCTTTCTCCCGTCCTGCTCCTACGAAGAGCTATGCACCGAAGCGCACGACCGTTGTGAAGAAGAACACGACCGTCATCAACCAGACGGTTCACCAGAACACCTCCTCCAGTGGCGGCGGCTTCTGGTCGACCGTCATGGGGGCCGCCGCAGGCTCTATGGCAGGCAATGCCATCTACGACGTGATGACGAAGGACAACGAACCGAAACAGCCCGCACAGGCTCCTCAGCAACCGCAGGTCGTTTATGTTCCTGTCGGTTCTGACGGAAAGCCCGTTCAGCAGCCCCAGTAAGACAAAACCCGCCAAGGCATCTGCCTCGCGGGTTTTTTATTGCCCAAAAACCTCGGAGGAACCGTGAGATTCGTTGATGTAGTCTGCCGGTTCTATGACGGGGCCGCGGACTTTAAAGAAGAGGATCATCCGCGCGATGGAGATGGCAGGTTCACAACTTCTCGTTTGCAAGCGTCAAAAAAGTCAACCAAACAATTTAGGCGTGAGCATGTATCAAAGTCGATCAAAGACTTTTATGGAGAAGAGCTGAAAGGTCGTGGTCTAACTGGGAGAGAGGCAGTTTCCAAACTGGTTCAAGAACAACGAGGTCACATCAAGGCGGCGTTTCATCGAGAGGACATTGGAGACATTGACCTAGTGTGGGGAGATCCGATCGCGGGACTGTGCCACGTGTTCTATCGCAGGATTCAGAAAAAACAGGATGTGCAAAAAGTCATAAATAACATCTCGAACACGATCGCAAACGGGAAACGAAACCCGTCAAGAGAGGACGATAGGAGTTATGTGATTGAACACGGAACGGTTCGAGTGATGATATCGAAAAGTTTCAAGGAAGATGGCCGGGTTCGATTGATGATAAGTGCATACGAGCCGGATGGAAGACCTGAAGGCGGGAAAAAAGAAAACCTCCGTAGTTAACGGAGGTTCTCAACTTGAGCATCACAGGTGCGGTGCCGCTGACCTGTGTTTCACCCGCCGCCAGACTTCGCAAACGGAACTCTTAGTTCAATCTCATCTTAATCGAAAACCGTTGATAGCACAAGCCACGGCGTCATATTTTTAGGGAGGTGTTGGCTTATGACGAAAGAAACCAAGGCCGCTCCTAAAAAGATGGGGCGTCCAAGCAAGTACACGGAAGAACTGGCTCAAAAGATCTGCGACTTGATCCGTGAAGGCAAGTCTGAACGACAGATCTGCAAGATGCCTGGAATGCCTTCATTCGACGCATTGAACGATTGGAAGGCGAAGTATCCTGACTTTCTCCACCAATCCGCGCGCGCGAGGGAGGAGAGCGCTGAGAAGTTCAATGACGAACTCCTCGACCTCCAAGACGAACTCAACGACCAGTTGCAGACGCGTCTCTCAACCGGCGAGGACTTTCCGAAGGGTGCGGTTGAAGCCTACAAGGTGCTGATGCAGGAAAAAGCCCGACAGGCTGCTTGGCGTGATGATTCACGCTACGGCAATCGCAAGACCGTAAAGGTTGATGCGACTGATAACGCCAAGGGCATGGCTGAGGTTTACGCAAAGATGTTGGAGGCTCAGAAGGATGGCTGATCCCTTCCGAGAGATCTGGAGGCCGCATAGATACAAGGTCTTCTACGGCGGTCGAGGATCAGGCAAATCGTGGGCAGTCGCGCAGGCCCTTATGGTCATGTGCGACATGGCGAACATCCGTATCCTGTGCTGTCGTGAGATCCAGAATTCAATCAAAGACTCGTCCTATCAAATCTTGAGGGACACGGCAGAGCGTCTCGGCATATCGGGGCGCTTTTCCTTTTTGGAGTCTGAGATTCGCCACAAGCTGACTGGCTCGCGATTCATCTTCAAGGGCTTGCTCAGAAATGAGCAGTCTGTGAAGTCAACCGAAGGCATCGACATTTGCTGGGTTGAAGAGGCACAGACCGTCTCCGAATCCTCATGGGAGGTTCTGATTCCGACCGTTCGTAAGCAGGGTTCAGAGATCTGGGTAACGTTCAACCCTCTGAACGCAGACGATCCAACGACGAAGCGCTTCATTGAGAATCCGCCGCCGGAAGCCTACGTGCGCAAGATCAACTTTGATGAGAATCCGCACTTCCCGCCTGAGCTACGCGCCGAGATGGAGCATGACAAGGCGGTCGACTACGAGAAGTATCTCCACATCTGGGAGGGCTTCCCGCGCACCGTCTCCGACGCTCAAGTGTTCAAGGGACGCTACAGCGTAGAGAGCTTTCCTGACGATCTGTGGAAGAAGGCTGACCGCTTGTTCTTCGGTGCCGACTTTGGCTTTGCCAGAGACCCGAACACGCTCATTCGTTGCTTCATGTACGACGGAAAGCTCTACATCGACTATGAGGCGTATGCGGTCGGCATTGAGATCGACGAGTTGCCCGCGTTCTATCGAACTGTGCCTGAGGTCGACAACTGGCCGATTCACGCTGATGCGGCTCGACCAGAAACCATCAGCTACCTTGCGAATCGTGCGAACCCTCCGTTCCGCATCAGTGCTGCCAGCAAGTGGCAGGGAAGCATCGAGGACGGCGTTGCCTACCTGAAAAGCTTCGAGAAAATCATCGTTCATCCGCGATGCAAGCACACTGCGGACGAATTCAGGCTCTACAGCTACAAGGTCGACAAGACGACTGGAGAGGTCCTTTCGGTCTTTGTTGACAAGAACAATCACGCCATCGACGGCATTCGCTACGCACTCGATGGATACATCACCAAGCCGGGCTTGTCCAAGTGGGCTCGCCTTGCGCAATGAGGAGCATTATGCGAAACAACAAACGAGTCGGACGGCGCACTCAGCGTTTTGCCGACGGCGTGAGCAATGCGCTTCTGCGCATCGGGCCGAACACGCAGAACACCTTCCAGAAGACGCGGTACATTCCCGAGTTCAAGTCCATGGAGCGCAATCAGCTCGAGTGGGCGTATCAGGGCTCGTGGATCTGCGGTCTGGCTGTTGACATCATCGCCGAAGACATGACGCGTGAAGGCGTGGATATCAAGGCAAGCGATCCGGCCGTTGTGGACAAGATCAATACCCAGATGGACGATCTGGGCGTTTGGAACTCTCTCTGCGATGCGATCAAGTGGTCTCGCTTGTACGGCGGTTCGATCGCTGTGATGCTCATTGACGGCGACGACATGAGCAAGCCGCTTGGCAAGATTCGCCCCGGCTCTTTCAAGGGCTTGTATGTCCTTGACCGATGGCAACTCGACCAGACGCTTGGCTCTACAGTCCAAACGCTTGGAGCAGACTTCGGCAAGCCCGAGTTCTACACGATCGTGAGCGGCTCGAGCGATGTGTCCATCCCGTCTCAGCGCATCCACTACTCACGCGTGATCCGCTTTGAAGGTCGACGCCTGCCATACAACATCCGTCGTGCATACAACGGGTGGGGCGCGTCAATCCTTGAGACCGTGTTCGACCGTATCGCAATGTTCGACTTGGCGACGGAAGGCGCGGCACAGCTCCTCTCCAAGGCGTACCTGCGCTACTACAAGGTCGAGGGCTTGAGGGACATCCTCACCAACGATCTTGCCGCCAAGGGCTTCCTGAAGCAGATGGACTACATCCGCATGTTCCAGGGCATTGAGGGCATGACCCTTGGTGATTCGTCCGATGACTTCCAAACGATGACGTACACCTTCACGGGCATTCCTGAGGTCATGCTCCAGATTGGTCAGCAGATCTCTGGTGCTATTGGCGTGCCTCTTGTGCGCCTCTTCGGTCAATCGCCCACGGGCTTCAACTCCACGGGTGAAAGTGATCTGCGCACGTACTACGACAACGTCAAGCACGATCAGGACAGCGATCTGCGTCCCGGCATGAAACGCTTGCTCAACGTCATGTACGAGAGCGAGATGGGCACGCCGCCGGGTGACGACTTCAGCTTTGAGTTCAAGTCTCTTTGGCAGATGACGAATGAGCAGAAGGCGCAGGCGGCGACGGGCATGGCCGGGGCTATCATCCAAGCCCTTCAGGCGGACGCGATCACCACGTCCGTCGCAATGAAGGAGCTTCGCAAGCTTTCTGATGTGATCGGTCTCTTCTCTTCCATTTCCGATGAAGACATTGATGAAGCCGAAGAGATGGACAACGGACTTATGCCCCCGGCTCTTGGAGGAATGAATGAGGGTCAAGTCGAAAACGGCGTTTCGGGAGCCGAACAAAACAGCGAGTCTAAACCGTTGGTACAGGAAACGTCTTCAGCAAATCGCCAAGCAGGTTGAGCTCATAGCGCAGGAGTTTGACGAAGAGACTGATCTTTTCGTTGCGGTTTCACAAATCCAACGGCGACTTTTCTCGTATGAGGAATCGTTATCTGCTTATGCTGCTGACATTGCAAGCATTATGCTCAAGCGAGCCGATCAGGCGGACTACGACACTTGGCTACGAGTTGGCGAGGGAATCACGAGGGCGACACGCAAGCGCCTTCGTTCTCCTGCCATCGCAAACGAGTACCAGCGCATGCAGGCAGAGCAGGTTGATCTGATCAAGACAATCCCGCATGAGGCCGCCATGAAGGTTCATGAGTGGGTCAGGTCCGGTTTGGCAAACGGGCAGCGTTTCCCTGAAATCGCGGCTCGCATCAAGAACGAACTGGGTGCAAGCACGGAGGCCCGTGCCATTTGCATCGCACGAACGGAGACGGCTCGAGCACGATCCAACTTCACGCAAGCTCGAGCGAAGGCTATTGGGTCAACCGGCTACATCTGGCGAACGGTAGGAGACGGAGCTGTGCGAGACATGCACGCTCGCCTTGATGGGACGGTTCAACGGTGGGACTCGCCGCCGATCTGCGAGGTCGGAAAAGGCGGAACGCCTGTTAGAAGTCATCCAGGGTGCGTATGGAATTGCAGGTGTTTTCCCGAACCACTGTTCTCCAAAACGGGGTATGAAAAATGAGATTCAAAGATGGTGCTGAGTTCTACACCGTCGAACAGTTAAGCCCTCGGCGAGAGAAAACGCCTGAGGGCTTTTTGCTGTGCAAGGACGTGCCGATCAGTCGTGTCGGCGAGTTCGACTACACGCCGCTTGAGACTGGCATCGCAGGCAAGGGCGGAAAGGTAGTCATGAGCCGTTCCGAGGCTGAACTATTCAAACCCGAGACAATGGCGAGCTTTGAAGGCAAGCCGGTAGTCATCGGGCACGGTCAGTTTGCTGATCCTGACAACTGGAGAAAGATCAGCATCGGACATGTGCAGAACGTCAGGCGAGGAGAGGGGGAACAAAGCTCGCTACTCCTCGCGGACTTGCTCCTCCAGGACGCCGAAGGCATTCGGCTTGTCGAGGAAGGCCAGTTGACGGAGGTGAGCTGCGGCTATGACGCCAAGGCCATCGACGACGGCAACGGTCGGGGGCATCAGGAGGGCATCGTGGGCAACCACCTCGCCTTAGTAGAAAAAGCTCGCTGTGGCGAGATTTGCAAGATTGGAGATGGTTTTATGAAAACTAAATCCTGGAAGAACGCTCTGCGTCGCTTTTTCAAAGACGGCGACGAAGAGGGTTTTAACGAATGCCTCGATTCGGTCGATGCGAATCCTGTAGGAGATGACGGTCAGGGCGAACCTGCTCCGGCTCCGACCGCTGAGGAACGCCTTGACGCGATCGAGAAGTCCGTGGCGGCCTTGACCGAAAAGGTTTCTGCGATGGAAAAGCCGACCGCTGACGAAGAACCTCCCGAACCCCAAGAGGGCGCGGAAGGCAACGAAGGCGGCGAGGCCGATCCTGACGCTGAAATCGTCGCAGACGAAGAAGTCGAGCAGGTGATGGCTGACGCTGACGAACTCGCGCCGGGCATCCCGAAGCCGCAGGGCGACGGCGAAGGCGGCAAGTTCACGCGCGGTCTGGTCGGTCGCATCAAGCGCAATGCCCTGAAGCTTTCCGGCAACAAGACGTTTGGCGACTCCGCCACGCTTGACGGTCAGGCTCTCGATGTGGCCTTCAAGGCGGCTGTTCTTCTGGCTCGTTCCAAGAATAACCCGACGGCTCGCGGCTTTGGTGACGGCGGTCAGCAAACGCCCGCTCGTCCGTCCAATTCCGAACTCAATACCAAGTACAAAACCTTCTGGGAGGGCAAGTAATGTCTCAGTTCATCGGTACCTCGATGCCGCGCGGCTTCGCAGGTGAAATCACTCGCGGCTTCTTTGACTTCACGACCGAAGTCCACAAGAACAACGGTACGGTCAAGGCTTTCGGCGTTCCCGTCAAGCTCGACGGCCAGACCGTTGCCGCTACGACGGCCAACACGGATGCGGTCTACGGCTTTGCCGTCCGCGAATACGGTCAGGTGGATGCAGCAGGCGTCCAGAAGGCCGACATTCTGACGGTTCTCCGTCGCGGCTACATGGTCGTCAAGACGGCCGGCGGTACGCCCGCTCTCGGCGGCACCGTCTACCTCAAGACCGACGGCACGATCACGGCTGACAAGGGCACCAACACGGCTATTCCGGGTTGCACCTTCATGGGCGCTGCTGACGCCTCCGGCCTTGTCGAAATCGCTTTCAACATTTAAGGAGTGAAACATGCGCTTCACTGATGCAGAAATCTCTTCGACCGGCGCTTTTCTCGTCGGCGAACTCGAACGCCTCGATCAGGAGCTGTACGCTCCGCTCGCTGATTTCACGTGGTCTCGTGACATTGACCTTCGTGAAGACGTGACCATTGCTGACGAGGTTACGTCCTTCATGCTCGCCAATTACGCGGGCGGCTTTGGCTCGATCGGCGGCTCCGGTAAGTCTTGGATCAAGGGCATGGACACCACCCCGGCCCGCGTCTCCGTCGAAACGTCGAAGGTCACGACGCCGCTTACCCCGTGGGGCATGGAAGTGTCCTACTCCATCTTTGAACTTCAGAAGGCCATGCAGGTCGGTCGCCCGATCGACGTTCAGAAGTATGACGCCATGAAGTTCAAGCACCAGCTCGACATTGATCAGCAGGTCTACATGGGCGACGAAGGCATTGGCGTCAAGGGCCTTCTCAACAACGATGCCGTCGTTGCCAAGTCCAACCTTGGTTCCGTTAACGTTAAGACGATGAGTGCTGAAGACGCCGTCAACCTCTTCAACACGGTTCTCGAATCCTCTTGGAAGGCTACTCAGTACATTCGTATCCCCGATACGATCCTGATCCCGCCGGCTCTCTTTGCGGCTCTCGCCTCCAAGCAGCTCCCGAACGTTGACAAGAACGTTCTGGAATATGTCCTCCAGAACAACATTGCCGTCTCCAACGGCGGCAAGCTCACGATCCGTCCGGTTAAGTGGCTGAATGACAGCTCGATCAACAGCGGCAATGGTCGTCTGGTTGCCTACACGAAGGCTCGCGACGTTGTTCGCTTCCCGCTCGTTCAGCTCCAGTCCATGGCTCCGCAGTTCCGTGACTTCATGCAGTCCGTGCCGTACTACGGTGCTCTTGGCGGCGTTGAATTCGTCCGTCCGGAAATGGTCTACTACGGCGACCTCGCTTAATGAGAGGAGGGCTCATGATGAAAAAGATTACCGTCGATGGGCCCGTCACTCTCAACCTCGAGGACAAGTCCCTCGCCTTTACCAAGGGGCGCGTCTACGAGGTCGAGGACGCAGTGGCGGCACATCCCTACTTGAAGCAGTACATCGTTCGCTGTGAGGACGTTGAGCAGGCTGTCAAGCCCGCTCGCAAGACGGCTCCCAAGGCGAAGAAGGAGGCCGAAGATGGCAAGTCCGACGCCACAGGCGCTTAAGGTCTTTCGAGAAACCTTTCCCGAAATTTCAGAGGACAAGTACCCGGATGCGGCGGTAAGAATCCGTCTGTCACTTGCAGACAAGTTCTTTGCCGCCGACCGCTTTGAGGACGCCGAAGTTCGCGCTCACGTCATGGGCTTGTATGCCGCTCACTATCTGACGGCATACGGCTCAACAGCATCGGGCGGCAATGGCAACGGCGGAACGCTGGGAGTTGTCGCATCCAAGTCCGTGGACGGTGCGTCTGTGTCCTATGACACGAGCACCGGCACGGAAGAGGGTGCAGGGTTCTGGAACATGACGGCTTACGGACGCGAGCTGTATCAGCTCATGCAGATATTCGGAGCCGGAGGCATCCAGATATGAAGCCCAAATCCCTGGCATCGCTTAACCACACTTCTCACGTTCAAGAGCTCAACAAAAGCCTTGAACGGCTCAAGAGGAGTGTGGTTTTTGTTGGCATTGCATCGGGTTCAAAGACTGATGCTCGAGAAGATGGCGGTCCGCCAAATCATCTTTTGGGTTTTGTCCATGAGCATGGCTCGCCCGCAGCCAACATTCCTCCGCGTCCTTTTCTTGTGCCGGGCGTGAAGTCCGGCAAGGAGAAGGTGACGAAGCATCTTGAATCCGCCATGCGGGCCGCGCTCAATGACGACGACAAGGCGGTGAAGGCTCTGCTTGAACAAGCGGGGTTCGACGCTGTGTCTGCGGTCAAGCTTTACATGCGCAACGGTACCTTTGAGCCGCTCAAGCCGAGCACGATCAAGAACCGCAACCGCAGTCGACTGACCAAGGGCAAGCGAGAAAACGAACAGCAGGGGAAGAACATTCAACCTCTGACCAATACGGGCGCGTTGCGAGACGCGCTCGACTTCTATGTGGAGGACGGCGATGGCTGGGCTTGACGTATCTGAGGTCATTCGTGATCCGTTATTCACTTCGCCCGTCACTCTGATTCCCAGAACGGAGACTGTCGATTCTCTCGGCAATCCTGCATGGGCTGACGGTGAGCGCGTGAGGATTCAAGCGGTCGTCACTTCCGACATGAAGAGCATCGAGCGGCTCCCTGACGCCATGCAACGCGCAGGAACGATTCTTGTTCGTTTCATGAAGGACGATGCTCCCGAAGGATTTGGACACGGCTACGACGCTGTGGAGTGGCGTGGACGCAAGTTTGTCATGAAGGATTGCGCGGACTACTCGCAATTCGGACAAGGCTTCATCCGCTTAACTTGTTGGCCAGAGGAGGCATCGGATGGCAGTTATCGACAGCCGATCAGCGAAAGTGCTGACGCCGATTGGCTCTGAGAACACGAAGTCGCCAGAAGACAAGCTGCGAGTCTGGCTTGCCGCACTGACAGGGCTCGACAATGCGCACGTCAGGCGCAGATGGCTTGCTCGACCGGGTACGCGCTTTGCTCTTGATGAGGATTGGGCGGCGGTCGGCATCATCTCCGTCTCTACCTCGGGGACGCCCTATCAGCAGGGGCACAAGGGACGCCTGGACGATCCCGTCTCTGGAGACATCAAGCGCATCAGTCACCAGACTCTCACCTGCGTGGCTTCTTTCTACGGCTCAAATGCACAGGAACTCGCAGACACATTCCGCGAAGGCGCTCAGATCTTTCAGAACGCGAACGCGCTCAAGAAAGCGGGGCTTGTGCTTCAAGGCGTCAATGAGGACATTCAGCATCTTCCTGACTTCCTCTTTGAACAATGGGTTGACCGCTACGACGTGACCTTCAAGGTTGGTCGTGAGGTCGTCCGCACATACGGCGTCCGCGATCTTGCGAGCGTCGGGGATATAGAGATTCACACTGAAAAGGGGACGCTATGACAGCACCTACTCTTCCGGTCTCTGACGTTGTCAACGTCAAGATTGAGATGTCGCCGACGGCGGCAGCTCTCCGAAACTTCGGAGCCTGCCTGATCATCGGTACTTCTGATGTCATCGACACTCAGGAGCGAATCCGCGCATACTCGGACATCACTAGCATTGCGCAGGAATTCGGCGTTAATTCGAAGGAATATCTCGCCGCACAGGCTTTCTTCTCGCAGTCTCCCAAGCCGTCTGTTGTTCAGATCGGACGTTGGGCAAAGTCTGCTACCGCAGGCCGCCTTCGTGGCCGCATGCTCTCTACGAATGAGCAGGCCATCGACACCTTTACGAGCATCGAAAACGGTTCGATCACGTTCACGATTGACGGCGAGTCAAAGGCTGTTTCCGCAGTTGACCTTTCCGCAGAGACGAACCTCAATGGCGTCGCTTCTCAGGTTACGGCTGGCCTTTCCGGCTCTGGCACTTGTGTCTGGTCTGGCACTCAGTTTGTCGTGACCTCTGCAACGACAGGAACCAGCTCGAGCGTGACTTGCAACGATGAAGGTCAGCTCGCGCAGGCTCTTGGCTTGAACTCTTCGGCTACCTCCGTCAAGGGCAGTACTGCTGAATCGCTTGTTGAGGCTATGGCTGTTCTGACGGACTTCCAGGGTTGGTACATGGCTTGCATGGTTGGTGACGCAGGCGAGGAAGAGATGATTGCCGCCGCAGGCTTCATCGAAGCGGCTTCTCCCGCTCGCATGATCGGCTTTACGACTCAGAACACGCTTGAGCTTGACTCCACGCGCTCTGACACGCTTGGAGCGAAGCTCAAGGCACTTGGGTACAACCGCACTGTGGTTATGTACTCGAGCTCTTCTGAGGTTGCCGTGGCAAGCATCTTTGGACGCATGAGCACGGTCAACTTTGAGGGATCCAATACGTGCATCACCCTGAAGTTCAAGCAGTGCCCGGGTGTCGCGGCTGAAAACCTCCGCATCTCTCAGGCAAACACGCTGAAGTCTCACAACGTCAATGTGTTTGCGGCTTACCAGAACGACACGAGCATTCTTCGTGAAGGCATTACCGCCGGCGGATGGTTCATCGACGAAACTCACGGTTTGGACTGGCTCCAGAACCGCGTTGAGACCGATCTTTGGAATCTTCTCTACACGAGTAAGAAGGTTGGTCAGGACGAAATTGGTGCGGACAATCTTGTTGCAACGGTCAGCAAGTCGCTCGAGCAGGGCGTGAAGAATTGGCTGATTGCACCCGGTGTCTGGAATGGCGATTCCTTCGGCGCGCTCAAGACTGGCGACACGCTCGCCACGGGCTACTACGTGTATATCCAGCCGTTTGACGAACAGTCTCAGTCTGATCGCGAGGCTCGCATTGCTCCGCCGATCCAGATTGCCGTGAAGCTCAAGGGTGCAATCCACTTTGTCGACTGCACGATCACGGTCAACCGATAAGGAGTGAATAATGTCAAGCACTTATTCCTTTATGGACGTGACGGCTACGTTTGCAGGCACAACTGGCGTGGTCGACCTTGGTTTTGGCTCTGCTGTGACCAAGGAAGGCATTACGGTCACGACCGCCAATTCCCGCAACACGATGACCGTCGGCGCGGACGGAGAGGTCATGCACAGCCTCAAGGCCGACAAGAGCGGTACTGTGACGGTACGACTGCTCTATACGTCTCCCGTCAATGCCACGCTTCAGACGATGTTCAACGCGCAGAGTTTTTCGAGTTCTGCGTGGGGCAACAACGTCATCACGATCAGAAACAAGGGCAACAACGAAATCATCACGTGCAGAAACGCCGCTTTCCAGAAGCTCCCCGACCGTACCTTCGCCGAAGAGGGGCAGATGGTCGAGTGGGTATTCGACTGCGGCAAGATTGACGTGATTACTGGGAGCTACTGATGCTTGAGCCGCTTGACGTAACTGTCGGCGGCCACCTTTATAAGGTTGGCCGTCTTGACCTGTTTGACTCTCTCAATGTGAGCCGTCTCGCAGCTCCCATCTTGCCGATCCTTTTTCATGAGGTGCTCAGCAAGGTGGCGCTTGAGGTCATGAACTCACCTGATGCGGATAAGGCGTCTCCCGAGGAGCGCATTGAAGCGATCGGAAAACTGATCTATCTGTCCGCTCCGATTCTCAAAGCCCTTGCGGACATGCCTGAAGCCAACTTCCGCAAGATTGTTCGCACCTGTCTTTCCTGTGTGGAGCGCAAGACGGACAGAGTTTGGGCAAGGGTTATGGCTGACGGGAACCTGATGTTCCAAGACATGACGCAGCAGGATTGCATGACGCTTGTGATCCATGTTCTGAGCCGTGAGCTCCGCCCTACTATTGCCGCGCTCGGTCTATTTGGCGGGGCTGCGGCGAACGGGAAGACGGCGGGTTCCGAACCCTCCCGGATGGCCTAGATTATCTGCTGCGCCCGGTACACGCAGGCATGTGCAGGTACGAAAGTCTCAGGGACGGCTCTCTCACGCTTGAAGATGTTCTGATCATGAATATCAGTTTGGACAATCTCGCGTTCAATCGCGGGTTAATCGAAAGGGAGCGTTATGGCAACCGTTCTTGAAGGCTTTCTCGTCTCGCTCGGCTTTGACATTGACAAGGACGAGCTGGCGAAATTCAACAGCACCATCGCCGAAGCAAACAGGCGTTTCATGAGCATCGGCAAGGCGGCTGTTGGCGCTGGTGTCGCAATTGGTGCGGCGTTTGCCAAGTCGACCTCTGAGGTCAACAACCTCTACAAAATTTCCAACAACACGGGGACTTCGATCTCTGGGTTGATGAAGATGCAGGGGGCTGTTGAGCGAGTAGGCGGATCTGCTGAGGCTGTGAATGCTGCCTTCAGCGACTTTGCCACGAAGGCGAAGACATACGGCTCGAGCTTCGAGCAAATGGTCAGGCAGCAGGTGGGCGTCTCGCTTCGTGATGCAACGGGACAGGCTCGAGATATGTCTGATGTGTTTGTCGACATCAGCAAAAACATCGCACGGCTTGCGCGTACTGATCCGGGCCTCGCTCGCATGAAGGCTGATGCGCTTGGGCTTGGCGGCATCTTTGACGACATTGTGAAGGGTGACTTTCCTGCCGAACTCGAAAGAGCCTCGCATTTTGCGGGGCTTTTTGGCAAAGAGATCGACAAGGGCGCGAACTCATCTCATCGCTTGATGAACGAAATCAGTCAGGTGTGGGATACGGTCGCCAAGGGTGCCATGAGCGCAACGGCTCAGATTACCGACGCGCTTCAGCTCGACAAAAAGCTGGCGTCCTTCAATGACGGCTTTGCTGATTACTTGAAGTCGACTATTGACTCACAGGTTCAAATCATCAAGGAGGCATCAGGCTTCTTTGACTGGGTTGGCAAAGTGCTTTTCAAGTCTGGCGATTACTACGACAAGAGCCGCCAGAAGGTGCTCGAGGATCGGGTAAAGACCGGCAAGGCTTCTGCTGCCGAAAAGGTTGAGCTCCAAGATTTGAAGAAGTCGATGGACATCAACGCGAAGGCGGATGCGGCGCACATTGATCGCGGTGTCATGAAGGAGCAAGGGCTTGATGATGACTGGGACGACACCGAAAAGCTGAAGGCGAGGTTCTTTGGCGTAGATCCAAATGACGAGAAGGCAATGAAGGCTCTCGCGTCACGACGGGTTGAGTCGCAGGACTTGCTTGACGCTGAGGACGACAAGGATATGTACGCGCTCGGGGTCGAACTCCAAAAGCGGCAGTACTTCGACGGAAGTCCTTATGCGAAGGAAGCAGCGGCTCAGAAGGCAGCGGGCGTTCCTGCGTCAGTGTCCAACAGCCAGGCAACAAGCATCACTCAGACGATCAACATCACGGCTCCTGACGCTCGTGCCGCAGGCATGGCGGTTGCGCAGGAGACCAAGAAAGCCGCTTCGCACGGCAATAGGGGGCTGATCTAATGCCATCGCTACCGTACAGTCTCGAGGCGCTCCTGCTTGGGCGCTCAAGAGGCATTACGCCCGAAGAGGGCGACGCGATCATCCCTGATGTGGTGATCTCTGAGACTCACGATGACGACGTGACAGTCACGCAACATCCGGTTGATACGGGTGCGCCGATTTCAGATCACGCATTCGTTCAGCCTGCAATCGTGACTTGTGTGTTTGGTTGGTCTGATTCGTCAAGGCTGATCAACTCTGCGCTAGACGGCTCGATCCTCAAGGGCATGCAGACCACGAAGGACGTTTACGACAAGCTGCTTGAACTCAAGAATGCACGCATGCCGCTTCACTTGTCGACAGGCAAGCGCAAGTATGACTGCGTGCTGATTACGAAGCTGAAGGTCACGACGACGGCTGATACGGAAAGCTCAGCCATCATCGAAATCACCTTCCAAGAGGTTCTGCTAGCTGAGGCGAAGACGGTTTCTCTGAACGCGGCCAGGCAGAAAAACCCCAAGAGGACGGCATCAAAGAAGTCGGGCTACAAGCAACTTATCCCTTCTGAGGGCTATCGCTATGGAGGCAAATGATGGTGATGTATCGCATCCCTCTTGAAGCAGGGGCGCAAAGCTTCTCGATCATGCTTGGCGACAACCAGTACGAACTCACGCTTGTGTATCGCGATTGCCTTTATGGCGGCTGGTATCTGGACGTGGTTCGATCTGATGGCGAGGTTCGCTGTTTGGGGGTCCCGATCATCGTTGGTGTCGATCTCTTCTCTCAGCACTCTTACAAGGGCATTGGGCATCTGTATGCGTCCCTTGACGGCGGCTCGCTTCGAGTTCCGACCTATGAGGATATGGGTTCAAGCTTGATCCTGACGTGGAGCCCTGACGATGAGTGAGACAAAGTACAAGCAGTGGCTTCGCTACTTTCGCTTGATTGTGCAGACTGGTAACGGACAGGAGGCGCTAGACCTCAGCAACTTCCGGTGCAAGTTTCACATTACCCAGGCGATTGTTGGAAAGCCCTGCACGGCTGAAATCACCGTGTACAACGTGTCAACGGAAACGATTGACCGCATTCAGGCTCCTGTGAATGCTGTTGTGAAGCATAAGCATATGAAGGTGATCATTGAGGCTGGGTATCAGGAATCCCACTCTCTGATCTTTCAGGGTGACTTGTGGTGGAAGTCAACGGGCAGGGAGTCCGAGACAGACACTTACATGCGCCTGATTGCCGCTACTGGAGACCGTGCGCATCAGTACGCTGTTTGCAATGTCTCGCTACCGAAAGGCTCGACGCAGGCGGACGTGTACGACGCTGTTGTGACAAGCATGAAGCCTTACGGCGTTTCCTCGCCAAAGAAGCCTGATTTCATGGAGGGGCGTCTGTTGCGCGGCAAGGTGATCTTCAAGATGGCTGCGGATGCCATGCAGGGCGTAGCTGATACGAATGCTTTTGAGTGGGGCTACGGTACGGAAGGTGTTACCACGATCCGCAAGGACATGACGTACAAGAAAACCGAGGACGTTGTGGTTCTCAATGCCAATACGGGGCTTGTTGGTCGCCCGACAGTCACCGTTGACGGTGTTGAGGCTCAATGCCTTCTACAGCCTCGAATTGATGTTGGCTCGCTTGTGCTGATCGACAACAACACCATTCAAGGCGGCGATTACGACACGGCTGTAGACGCCGATCTGATGAGTCAGCAGGCGGCTACGGGCGGCTTCATCTCTGGTGACGGTCTCTATCGCGTACTGAGCCGCGAGCACGTCGGCGACACTCGCGGAAACGAGTGGTACACGAAGATGGTTTGTGCAGGCGTCAATGCCGCGCAGACTCCTATGAACCCAACGGCTTTGAATAACATCCCGAATCTATGATCTCAACGAACGAAAGGATCGGCGATCCTACATCAGAAAGAGACGCGCACTTTACGGGGCGTCAAGCGATGATCTGGACGGCTCTGCCGGGGATCATTCAGAAGTTCGATCCTGTTGAACTGACGTGTGAGGTTCAACCGGCTATCCAAGGCAAGCGGGTTCTTGAGGATGGCGGCGTTGAGGTGGTGAATCTACCTCTGCTGCTTGACTGTCCCGTTGTCTTTCCGCATGCGGGCGGATGCTCGATGACGTTCCCGATCAAGACCGGCGACGAATGCCTTGTGGTTTTCGCCTGTCGAGCCATTGACGTGTGGTGGCAGTCTGGAGGCGTTCAGCCGCCTGCTGAGACTCGCATGCATGACTTGTCGGACGGCTTTGTCATCCCTGGCCCGTGGAGTCAGGCTCAGCGCATCTCTGGCGTGTCGACATCGAGGATGGAGATCAGGAGCGATGACCATCAGGCGTTGATCTCCATTCATCCGCAGTCCCATGACGTGACCGTAGAAACGACAGGGAATTTAACAGGGACGATTGGAGGGGCAACGACGCTCAAGTGTCCGACGCTGAAGATTGAGTGCCCGTCAACGACGATCACAGGTGACGTCAGGATCGAAAAGAACTTGACCGTTTCCGGCGATGCGTCTGCCAGCGGCATCAGCCTCAAGAGCCATACGCATACGGAACAAGGCGATCGCGCAGAGACTTCGCCTCCGCATTAATGCGAGACCCAAAAAACAAAGCCCGAAGGGAGTGCAGTCCCGACGGGCTTTTTTAACACCTTTGCGATGTGTTCACATGGAGAGTTTAACTCAAATCTTAGTGGGTTTACTAGGTCTGACGACTATGAAAAAAGACAAAGAACTGCCGTGGGTAATAAGACTGGCTAGATGGTTGGCGTTGATTTACGCGGTAGGTTATGTGACCCATTGCTTCATGAATTGGTTTTTCTAGAGAGGCTCTCATGAAGGTTAGAAAGCTTGATGAAGCGGGCGACATGACGATGGGCAGAGGAAGCTCCTGCTTTCTCGCAGATACGCCTGATGCGGTCGCCCAGAACGTCATGACGCGGCTGGCTTTATGGCGCGGCTCGTGGTTTCTGGATACGACGGAGGGGACGCCTTGGCTTCAAGAGATTCTTGGAAAGCACGAAGCGGTTGAATCCGTACTGAGAGCCAGGATTCTTGAAACTCCTGGCGTGACGGAGATTTCAAAGTTTGAGTCGATCCTGAATCCCGACACGCGCACGATCCGCATTAGCGCGGAAATCGTGACGCGATACGGTACGGCAAACATTGAGGAGGTTATCGGATGACGATTGACAGTCCGATTTTTGTAGTGTCCGCAAGCGGCATTACGGCACCGACATACGACGAAATCCTTGAGTATTTCAAGGACAAGGCGAAGTCAATCTTTGGATCAGACATCAACCTTGATGCTGATACGCAGGATGGACAGTTGCTGGCAATCTTTTCCGCGGCCATCAATGATCTGAACGCTCAAGCCATTTCCGTTTTCAATGCATACAACCCGAATACGGCTTCTGGCGTTGCGCTTGACTGTGCGGTCAAAACGAATGGTCTCACGCGCCATGACGCCTCCCGTTCTCAGGTTGACTTGAAGCTTGTCGGCGTGGCCGGAACGGTGATCAACAACGGCGTGGCAATTGACTCTTCGGACAATCGCTGGCTTCTTCCGTCGACGGTTTCTATTCCGCTTTCAGGCGAAGTTGTTGTGACGGCTGAGTCTCAGGAGGTCGGTGCGGTTTCCGCAGGCGCAGGTTCGATCACAAAGATCGGTACTCCTACGCTCGGGTGGCATAGCGTCACAAATCCTTCTTCAGCGATTGAAGGCGTTGACATTGAGTCTGACGTGGCACTCAGAGAGCGCCAGTCCCTGTCGACCATGCAGCCAACCGTTGGACTCTGGGAAGGGTTGATTGGTTCAATTGCTCAGCTTGACGACGTTCATTCCGTTGCCGGTCGACACAATGATACGGGCGAGACCTCGACAGACGGCATTCCCGCTCACTCAATTGCTGTTGTCGTTGCCGGTGGCGATGTGAACCAGATTGCGGACACGATCTTTAAGAAGAAGAGTCAGGGCGTGGCAACGCATGGCAGCACGAGCGTCCAGTACCTCGATGCATTCGGGAACGTGAACAATATCAAATTTAGTCGCCCGTCAGACGTTCGGGTGTCCGTCAATATGTCGATTAAGCCGACAGATGTCTGGTTGAGTACTGTCGAGGGTGAGATTAAAGAGCGCGTTGTGTCGTACATCAACGGCCTCAGCATCGGCGAGTCGGTCGACCCTGCGAAGGTGGCGACTGTAGCGGTTCTCAAAAACGACTGTACGTTTGATGTTGCCTTCACGCTTGAAAAGCTATTGCTCAATTCTTCGGCGGCTTCTGTGACGATTGCCTGGAATCAGAAGGCTGTTTGTTCTGTGTCGGACATCAACATCACGGTGGGGTAATGCCATGCCGAATGAAAACGAATACACAGAGCTGATCACGGGGGCGCACAGAGATAAGCCGCGCTTTACGGAGTGGGTTTATCAGTTGACAGACCCCGTTTTGAATGCGCGTCAAGACCTCGCGTACATGATCAAGCAATACGACTTGGATTTGGCAGAGGGTACTCAGCTTGATGCGATTGGCGTGCGCGTGGGCGTGACTCGTCAACTGAAACTACGCATTACAGATGTCTTTTTTGCGTTTGACGACGTGGACGGCATCGGCTTTGACCTTGGCATTTGGAAGACCCCGAGAGATGACACCTACGGCATCACCGAGTTGAGTGATGAGGTCTATCGCGTTCTTCTCAAAGCAAAGATTGCGCTCAACCAGTACGGGGGTAAGAACGAGGCTCTTGATGACCTCTTGCGATTGGTGATGTCGGCCTTTGGGGTTAACTCTGCGCAATGGTCATACGTCGACAACCAGGACATGAGCATTGACATCTATGTCTTCAAGAGGTCTGTTCCTCCGATTGTCTGGGAGATTTTCAGCAAGAAGGTTTTCACGCTTAATCATGCAGGCGTGCAGGAAAGCGTGTGGCCGTCGATCGCGGGGAACTTGGCTACGACAGACGGCGTACTCCTGACGACCGATAACGATGACTTTTTACTTATGGACTTGAAGTAATGGCAAAGAATTATTTGATCCCGTTCGCCAACGGCAAGGACGCGAACATTGCGAGCGAGGCCGAGTGGGAATCCGACGAGATGGCCTCGACTGTTTCCAAGGGTTTTCAGTCTGGCATTGCGCGATCGGATCGTGTGAACCGAGCAATTGCACAGGGTGCGAGCGCGGGTTTCTCCATCGGTCAGCTTGTGGCTGACTATGCCAGTCAGGATGCGGGCATTGATGCGCAGGCGCTTTATGACGGCTTCAAAAAGGCGTTGGAGAAGGTCGCGAGGTTATCTGTTGTTGACGTGATCTACCCGGTTGGCAGCATCTACTGTTCGACCTCTTCGGTCAACCCGAACCAACTGTTTGGCGTAGGCGTTTGGGAGCGTGTTGGCGCGGGTCGCTGTCTCATTGATGCAGGTGATGGCTTTGCGCCTGGGTCGTGGGGCGGTGCTGATACGTGTCAGTTGACGGCAAACGAATTGCCCGCGCACTCCCATTATGGTTCTACGAACTGGACGGGGAATCATGCTCACACAAGAGGGAGCATGAACATCACTGGTGAAATTGGATGTGACGACCGTGCGGGATCATTGGCAACGGGGGCGTTTTGGACAACTTCGCATAGCCGCTCCAACACAAGTGCTGGCGGTGGCGATGGGGCACCTTGGTACAAATTTAATTTCAGTGCCGATAGGTCATGGACGGGTCAAACTTCATGGAGTGGGGATCACGCGCATGAGGTCTACATCGGCAATACCGGCGGCGGCAATCCGTTCTCTGTCAGGAATCCGTATGTGGCGGTTTACATGTGGAAGCGCGTTTCTTAAGGAGTAGAGATGGCAATTATCAGGGTAAGCGATCTGCCGAAGAAGGAAACGCTGGACGGCACTGACAGGATCGTTGGCTATAGCACGACGGGCGGCACGTCTCTTCTATTTGCTCAGTCGTTCATCGACATCAAAACGGCTGCGGAGACCTCTGCGAGAAACGCAAAGGTTTCTGAAACGTCGGCACAAAGCCAGAACGCTGAAATCACCCAAAAGATCAGCCAGGCAAAAACTGATCTTAGCAACTTGAAGACCGAAGGCGTGAATGCCATCAACTCTGCAAAGAGTGCAGGTGTCAATGAAGTCAACTCGGCTAAGACAACTGCGGTAAGTGCTGTGAACTCCGCGAAGACTTCGGGTGTGGCCGCTGTAAGCGACGCTCAAACGAATGCTGTAACCGCCGTGGCAAACCAGCAAAAAACGTCTGTGGGCGCAGTACAGGCCGCTCAGTCAAGCGCAACTGGTGAGGTCGACAAGGCCAAGGCTAGTGCAGTGAGTGCTGTTCAGAATCAAGAGTCCGCAAGCATTGCGAATCTCAAAGCAAGCGGCGATGTTCTGTTTGTTGGTCGAACGGAACTCGAAACCGCTTTGAAGGAACTGATCGTTGAATTTGGCGGGCAGGTTCCCGCATAAGGAGGAGACGTGAGAACGTTATCTGATTTGAAAACCGAATACCTGAACGAGGCTCTGTCCTCGCCCGTAGGCGGCTATGTGGTGATGGATCGCAATGGCAAGGTGGCGGCGCACTCTAACGGTGGGTTCGTCCATTGCTTTGTTGATCCGCTCGATCTTGAGGCCGCTCGTGCCGCAGGGTATGAGTGCAAGGACGAAGAGATTGACGGTCGTGTCCTGACGTGGGTGACTGCAAAGGAGCGTCCTGGTGAACTCTTCAGGTCTGCTGACGGTGGCTACTACGCCGCCGCTGCTCTGCCTGAGAACGACGATGCTTTTGTCACTGAGCGATATGCAGCCGAAGTTCGCTCCGAGCGCAATGCGCGCATCAGTGACACGGACTGCTACGTCCAGCTGACTGATATGACGGTGCAGAAGGAAGCGAAGTCTGCTCGTGAGGCTCTGACTGATGAGGAGCGCGCAGAGGTGATGACGTACCGTGAAGCGCTGCGAGATATGCCTGCGCTTGAGGGCTTCCCATTCGTCGAGTATCCGACGATGCCTGCGTGCATTGCGTATGAGTGCGGTCAGAAGGCCGAGTCTCGTGTGATGCAGGCCCAGATGTACAGGAGGGGGTGATGGCAACTATGAAAGATTTTCTGCGGAGCAGCATCATGGCTGGCGGTTCTGTAGCCGCCGCGCCTAGCGGCCAAACCGTTTCGATCAGCGCGAAATCTTCCGTTGGCGACTGGGCGGAAATTTGCAACTTTGTATCGCCAAACAATGGCTATGTGCAGGTTAAGGGCATCAGCACGGTGTTAGGCGCTGTTTCGACGATCCTTGTCGACTCGGGATTTGCGGGTGCCTCGTGGAGCGGATCCGGCCTCGATTTAGGCTACTGCCTACCTGTGAAGCGTGGCGATACGGTCAATGTTTTCGGTAGCTACTTAAAGAACGTTACCGTCGTTCTTAGGGTTCTGGGGGGGGGGCTAAAATCCCTGTGGCACAGCTCTTTTGGAGGGTTGTGCCATGCTTAAGAAACTGCTTAGCTCGTGTCTTGACTCGCACCTTGAAAGCGAAAAGAACTGGGTCGGGGAGCAATCTATTCCGACTTCCTCAACCATCGAATATCAATGGACACCGGGCGATTGGAATGAAATCATTCCTTCTGAAGTGGGGTGGCTTTCCGTTCGAACTAAGGCTACTGGGAACCTTGAAATCCTTGAACTTGGTTCTTCTGGGGACTATCCGGCCTTTTCAGTGTCAACCGTCTCCGGACACCATGGATTCTTCGGAGCGTCCGTTCCTGTTAGGAAAGGGATCCCGATCAAATTCAAGATCTCAGGGGACGTCCCTACGTCCGGTGTTTACATCAGGTTTCATCGGATTAAGGGCGGAACCTAACCTTTGCTTCGGAGGTGCTTCTTATGACTAAGGATCTCCTCCGAGCATTCGGCAAGGCATCGGCAATGAACGCTTTCCCGTCCGGTCAGAAGATCGAAATTTCCATTGTCGCCGACCAATGGTGGAACGAATACGCCGCACCTGCGGACGGGTTCGTTTTCGTCAGTGGGGAAACTCACGGTGGTCAACCCAATTCTGCCGTTACGGAAGTAGTTTCTTCGGTAGGTTCTGCTTCAATGCACTCATACGGCACGGCAAAGGTGACGATCCCAGTAAGGAAGGGTGAAACCGTGCGAATTGCCGCACGAGGAGAGCTGGGCGTCTACGCGGGCTTCATCCCTGCGAAGGCAAGCACGTAGCCAATCTACAAACAAAAACAACAACGACTCCATCGGGTGAAAGCTCGGGGGAGTTTTTTTATGAGGAAAAAATGCCCGAAAAAGAAGTGATAAACGAGCTACAGGCGATGGCGGCATCAACGGGCTTCGCGGGCCTGTGCGGTCTGCTGAAGTATCTCGCAATGGTTCAGGAGGGGAGGCCGTTCACGTGGAGGGACTTTTTTCTAAACGGTCTGATCTCTTCGGCCTGTGGTGCCATTTGCTATGAGGTGATGGTTTACGAGGGCTTCCCTCATGGCTTGTGTGGTGCCTTGTCTGGCATGGCCGGATGGGGAGGTACGCAACTCCTCAAGCTGATTGAGGTGGTTGTGCGTAAGCGCCTTGGCGTTACCAAGGAGGATTTGAAATGAAAAACTTTTCTGAATATTCGGTGGATCTAGCCGCCGATTTCATTGAGGCATGGGAGGGCTGCAAGCTCGTCGCGTACAAGTGCCCTGCGGGCATCTGGACGATCGGCGTCGGCCATACTGGCCCCGACGTGCATGAGGGCGACGAGATCACCTACGCACAGAGCCGTGAGCTCCTGCGCAAGGACATCGAGGCCGTGGTCAAGGCCCTTGCGCCGTTCGTGAATGTGCACGTGACTGAGGGCCAGTACGTCGCGCTCGTTAGCCTTGCGTTCAACGTGGGCGCGTCCTATGTCGTGCACAACTGCCCGAGGCTCATGAGGGCCCTCAATGCAGGCGACGTCGAGCAGGCCGCGCATCAGTTCCTCGACATCACGAAGGCGGGCGGCAAGGAGCTTCCGGGGCTCGTCCGCCGCCGCAAGTCCGAAGCGAAGCTTTTCCTTGGGGAGGACTGAGATGGTCTACTTGCGTTGGCTTCTTTCGATGCCTCTGAGCTACCTGATGCTTCTCGTCGGCTTGATCCTCGCGCCCGTTCTTCCGTTCTTCGTGGACAAGGAAACGCACCGTCTGCCGAAATGGCTCGATTGGTTCGCCACTGACGACAACGACGCAGACGGCGACGAGGGCCACTGGCAACGATGGCCGGGGACGGATGCCTGGGCGACGTACAAACGTCGAGTCGCGTGGATGTGGCGCAATACATGCTACGGCTTCGACATCAATGTGCTCGGGGTCGAGGTGCGCTCGAGCGACTCGTGGGAGGTGACTGGCGATGAGAATGCCTCCGACACGAACGGCGTGTCAGGCACGTGCCGCAGGCGTTGCCGCCGCGATGGGAAGCTCATCGCGTTCCAGCTGTACTACATCAAGCACTACAGGTTGCTCGGCAGGCCGTGCTGTGTGCGGATCAACGTGGGTTGGAAGCTGTGGGGATCCCGAGACAAGAAGGCACAGTACGTCGGGATCTATCTGAATCCCGTGAAGGGCTTCGAGTTATGAAGCACAAAAGGAAAAGCCGCCCAGGGGCGCAACCCTGAACGGCTTCGGACAGATAACAGCAGAACTGTACAAGGAAATTATATGACAGTTGAAGAGCAGGTTATGGAAATCAGGGAAAAACAAGCCTTTTGGCAGGGCGTCGTGCGAGGTGTCATTGGATCGGCAGCCTTCTTTGCTGGACTGGTGACGCTCATCTACTACATGGTGCAAATCGTGGATGCGCTGAAATGAGTGCCCACAAAGGGAAAGCCGCTCAGTTGTGGCGACTGAACGGCTTGGATAGACCTTTTGAGACATAGGTTCTATGGAGCATATTTTATCAAATTTGATTGTGGCTTTGCGGCTCGGGGAGCTGATGATGGTTGAGGAATTGACTTGGCAAGCCGTAGGAACTTACGCGGTCTTCTTCGGTTTAGGGATCAGTCTTATCGCGTTCATTTCGGCGAAAGCGGTGAGGGCGTGGAGGGATGCCTTGAAATGAGCGCGAAAAAGAAAAGGCTCCCAGAAAGTTGGAAGCCTTTTCAGTGCTCAAAATAAAGGAATAAAAAAGCAGAAAATCCGCGATTAGATTTTAAGCGTTTAGAGAATAGATTGTCTTTGCGAGAAAGCCGGAGCGTGACTCACCAGCTTTCGCGGCAAGAAGATCAAGACGTCGAAGGGCGCGAGAAGGAAGGCAGATATTCAGGCGTTCAGTCTTGTCGGACAGCTTGGACATATCAATGTCAACAAGCATCCAAGTGCAATCTTGATAGTCTTCGTCAGAAAGATAGTTTTCGATACAAGTGGGAGACGGAATGGCTCGACCGTCGTCAAGTTCGCACTCCATCCAACCAGATGCGGCGTCTTTAACCATTGTTTCAAGCTCTTCAATAGAGTCGGCTTCAGTGATGACGCCAGGGAGATCGGGGACTTCGGCGGAATAAGCTCCGTTTTCGACCCATACGGCCACTGGATACCTCATGATGATTACCTTTAGCGTAATAACGCAAAAAGGGAGAGGGGTGTACAGTCCCTCTCCCCGATCAACAATTACCTCAAGGACAACCCACTTTGTCGCTCAATGCTTTTAAGGGTTTTCATCGTCAGATCCTTTCGGGGATGCGGGACGGTGACGTGCCCTGGCTTTGTGGGATG